GAAACTTCGGGCTGGTCAAAGATGCCTACTCAAAATGTGAAATGGATTGTGTGATGGACGAACTTAAACTCAAATCAATCATTGACGCTGAGATTTCCAACTCTCTCGGCTATTTGGAGACTGAGACCACCGAACAGCGCAGAGAGGCACTGCAAGCCTATCTACGGCAACCATACGGCAATGAGGTAGAGGGTAAGTCTCAGATTGTCACGGGTGAAGTTGCAGAGGCCATTGATGGGTCTCTACCCTCATTGGTGCGAATCTTCACGGCAAGCGATGAAGTTGTGCGGTTTGAACCCCGTGGGCCAAATGACGAGCAAGCTGCCAAACAAGCCACTGAATATGTGAATTGGGTATTCAACCGCGATAACGAAGGCGTGATTATTCTTCATGATTGGTTCAAGGATGCGCTGCTTCAAAAGGTTGGCATCGTCAAAGCCTATTGGGAAGACAAAGAAGATGTAATCAAAGAAAAGTACCGTGATCTAACTGATGATGAACTTGCCATGCTGATGAGCGATGGCACGATGGAAATTGTCAATCAAGATACACAAGAATTCGACCAAATGACCCCAATGGGGCCGGTGAAGGTCAAGATTCATGCTGTGACCGTCTCAAAGAAACAAAAGACGGGTCGTGTGGTGGTGGAGAATGTCCCGCCCGAAGAATTCTTAATTTCTAAGAAAGCGCGTAGGGTTGAGGGTTCGCCTTTTGTTGCCCACCGCAAACTGATGACTCGCAGCGACTTGATCGCTATGGGCTTTGATGCTGACATTGTGGACGGGATTCCCACAAGTGATTCACTGACATACACGCCGGAACGACTTGTTCGGTTCTCCAATGGTGAGCAACCGGACGATTCCACAAGCATGGATGACTCGATGCAGAGTGTTGAAGTGTTCGAGTGCTACCTCCGCGCCGATATGGATGGGGACGGTATCGCTGAACTTCGTCAAGTGTTCTATGCTGGAAACGAGATTCTGTCAAACGAAGAATGCGACTATGTGCCATTCCACTCGATTTGCCCAATTCCAATCCCACACAAGTTTTTTGGTCAATCGTTGGCTGACCGGACTACAGACATTCAGCTTCAAAAGACCACAATCACCCGTCAGATTTTGGACAACCTCTATCTGACAAACAATGCTCGGGTGACTGCGGTTGACGGTCAAGTGAACTTAGATGATTTGCTGACTGCCACTGCTGGCGGTGTAGTGCGGATTAAGTCTCAAGGCGCAGTGCAACCGTTAGAAGTGCAACCCGTTGCCGGACAAGCCTTCCCGATGTTGCAGTATCTCGACTCTGTGGCCCAAAAGCGCACCGGAGTTTCAGACGCTTCACAAGGGCTAGACCCATCCATTTTGCAGAATGTGACTGCTGCTGCTGTGGCATCTATGCAAGCTGCTGGTGCGGGTAAGGTCGAACTGATTGCTCGAATCTTTGCGGAGACGGGCGTTAAATCGCTTTTCAAAGGTATTCTGCATCTGCTGTGCAAGTATCAAGACAAACCCCGTATCGTGCGGATGAGAGGCTCGTATGTGGCTTTTGACCCGCGAGAGTGGTCGAATCAGTACGATGTGGACATTAATGTGGGTCTCGGTGCTGGCAACCGTCAAGAACAGATGGCGATGCTGCAAATGGTCTTGCAGAAACAAGAGCAAGTGTTGGGACAGATGGGGCCAGCTAATCCATTGGTGAGCATTGGTCAGTATCGCAACACTCTCGGTCGGATGGTGGAAGCTGCCGGATTCAAGGACAGTGCAGAGTTCTACAAAGCCATTCCTCCGGAGGTCGATCAGCAATTGAGCAACCCTCAACCGCAACAACCGCAAATCTCGCCCGAAGCACAAGCGGCAATGGCAAAGGCTCAAGCGGACATTCAGAATATGCAGATGAAGGCGCAAGCTGATATTCAGTTGGCCCGTGAGAAGGCTGCGGCTGATATGCAGTTACAGCGGGACAAGTTCCAAGCTGAAATGTTGTTTAGAAAGCAAGAGTTTGAAGCAGAGGCCCAATTGAAGGCAATGAAGGTTGGCGCGGGGATTACCTCAAACATTGAGATTCCGGGATGATAAATAATCAACAGATAACATCGTCTTTGGGAGTGTGAGATGCCGTTTAAACGCACTGTAACATATGACTGGGATGCTGGAACAGTTACAATAACTGGCCCAGACGGAACGACAGTTCAAGCTTATGAACCTCCTAGTTCTGGTGGATTCTTTGGTGGATTAAGTAATGCTCTTGCCAGCATAGACCCAACTACCGCTATTAGCCGTGAACTTACAAAAGTTGCACAGCCCGTTGAGCAAACAGTAAGCAAAGAACTAGCCCAACTTGATAAAGATTTAAGCCTTTCACAAAATGCGCCAGCATTGGCGGCAATGGCTTTAAGTGTGGCTGCGCCGGGGGTCGGCTCTGCTATTGGTCAACAAATGATAGCTGCGGGACTTATACCGGCGACTACATCTGCGGCTGTGGCAACGGCAATTGGTACGGGTGTGGCTAACGCTGCCCTACAAGTGGCACAAGGCAAATCAGCGGAGGATGCTTTAAAAAGCGCTGTGGTCGGTGGTGTTGCGGGATTTGCTGGTGGACAAGTAGGCGACTATTTGGTGGGCGACCCCGGCACGGTAAAGAACTTTGTCTCTAGCACTGCTGCAAATATGGTGGCGGGTAAAGACCCCGAGACTGCGGCCAAGACTGCTCTTGTGCAAACTGGCATTCAAGGTACGGCAAACGCAATCTCTACTGCACAAGCGGCTAAGTACATTGAGAATCTGCCAATACCGGAACATTTGGATGCTGGCCCTGCACCGACAAGCGCGGACACGATAGCGGCTTTTCCGGAAACAAATCCGGCTAACTTTGTTGGGCCACCCGCAGAAATTGATACAACGCTTTTGAATCTATCAACGGCTGCACCAACTGGAACGATTGAGGGAATATCAGCAACATTGCCATTAACTACAGTAACTGGAACATCTCCAGTTGATTACACACTGCAAGCTGTAACCGGAGGAACCGGAATACAAGCGCAGCCGGATACATCAACAACCACTAATCTTGCACAAAGTAATGCTGGATTGCAAACCTATACATACGGTGATGGAAGCACCATCACAGTAAATGCAAATGGTGATGTTGTTGGCTATACAGAAGCGACCGAAACACCCTATGAGGGAGAGGTTAAAACACCATCAAGCCCACTAACACAATCTCAAGTTGAAGGTCTGATTAAGCTCGGTTTGGGTGTGTATGGCGCAAGTAAGGTAAGTAAGGCCGTACAAGACGCAATATCTAGCGGAACTGATACGACAACGCAAAGCGGATTCCCATTCACACCGAGTGACATATCTGATTGGGCGCGACCCGAATACACAAAGACATGGCAAGCACCGCTAGACCTAAACTCACTGTTTACCACTGACAATCTGTTGGGCGGCACACAATGGGCAGGACTGCAAGGAAATCAATTCGCCAATATCCCGCAAGTGTCAATGTCTGACTTCATATCGAGTATCCAAAATGGAAAAGTTTGAACGCGCAAGAAACCTACTTTCGGATGATTTCTTTTTGGACGAAATGGAAGCATTAAAGCAATCTGAATTGCTGAATATAGTTAACTCTGCGCCGGACGATATTGAAGCGCGAGAACTTGCATATTTAAAAATTCATGCTTTACAATCAATTAAAGGCCACTTTGAATCAATCGCTGCTACGGGGCAAATTGTGAAGAAGCGGTGGAGAATTTTGTAATCATAAGATTACACCGTGGCACTCGGTAAGTGCTGACAACTTGGGTATGAAATGAGTGATAACACGACTCCGCAAGGAAGTGAATCGCTGAATGTGGAACAAGCTGCATCTGCATTTTTTGGATTAATGGACTCTGAACCGGAAGCCGAAGGCCAAACCGAACAGAGTGCAGATTCAGATAATGATGATGGCGTTGATTCCGAGTTGGTGGATTCTGAAGAAGTTGAAAAAGAGCAAACAAGCACTTTTCGAGTCAAAGCGGCTGGAGAAGAACGCGAAGTAACTCTCGATCAACTTATTGAGGGCTACCAACTTGGGGCCGACTACACAAAGAAAACCCAAACGCTGAGTGAACAACGCAAGGCCGTGGAAGCGGAACGAGCGAAGATTGACGAAGCAAACAAGTTAAGAGATCAGTATGCTCAACGCTTGCAGATGATGGAACAATTCCTAAGTCAGCAATCGAAGGGCGAGAACTTGGAGGCTCTAAAGGAAAGTGACCCAATCGGGTATGCAGTCAAGGTAGCAGAACAGCAGCAACGCAAGGAACAGCTTGCGGTTTTGAAGGCAGAACAGCAACGCATTGCCCAACAGCAACAAGCCGAGCATTCTGAGAAACTCCAAAGCCACATTGCTCAAGAAAGCCAAAAACTTTCCACTGCTATACCGGGGTATGCAGACCCAAAGACTGGCGACCAAATCCGCAAGGATATTCGGGACTACGCCAAGTCAATCGGGTGGACTGACCAAGAGTTAGCCAATGTCTATGATTCTCGTGCTGTACTCAGTTTGTATCACGGCATGAAGTACGCTGCATTGCAAAGGGGCAAGCCGGAGTTATCCAAAAAGGTAGCCGAAGCACCCCGAATGATGAAAAGCGGTGTATCTGCGCCAAGAGACAATCAAGAACAGCACAAAAAAGCAGTAGCGCAGTTGCGGAAGACCGGAAAAGTCCGAGACGCTGCAAGTGCGTTTGAACGGTTCGTTTAACTCAAGGATTCAATCATGGCAACCTATCAAACCTATACCTCTATCGGTCAACGCGAAGACTTGTCCGATGTGATCTACTCGATCTCCCCCACCGACACGCCTTTTATGTCGTCCATCGGTAAAGCCAAAGCAACCGCTACCAATCACGAATGGCAGACCGATGCTCTCGCATCTGCTTCGTTGAGCAACTACGCAGTTGAAGGCGACACCGCATCTGACGCAACCATTGGCGTGACCACTCGCGTGGGCAACAAAACTCAGATCAGCCAAAAGACCGTGAAAATCTCCGGCACTTTGGAAGCTGTGGACAAAGCTGGTCGTAAGTCTGAGAAGGCTTACCAATTGGCTAAAGCCTCTGCTGAGATCAAGCGCGACATGGAAACCACCCTCTTGTCAAACCAAATCAGCACGAACGGTTCTTCTAGTTCTGCTCGTAAGTTGGGCGGTTTGCAAGCATGGTTGGCAACCAACTACAGCGGCGGCACTTCGGGTGTGGCTGGCGCAAGCGGCACGACTGCTCGCACCAATGGCACGAACCGTACTGGTACTGAGGACATCATGAAGGCCGTCATCAAGTCGGTCTACACTGCTGGTGGCAACCCCAAAGTGTTGATGGTGAACCCCGGACACAAGCAATTGGTCTCGACCTTTGCTGGTATCGCGGCTCAACGCTTCATTGCTCCCGCTGATGCGCCCACCACCATCATCGGTGCTGCTGACTTGTACATGAGCGACTTCGGCACGATCTCGGTCGTTCCTAACCGCTTCATGACTTCCACCAATAACTGCGATGATTCGATGTTTATTTTGGACACCGACATGGCTGCTGTGGCCTATCTGCGCCCCTTCCAAACCAACGAGTTGGCTAAGACGGGTGATGCGGAAGTCACTCAATTGCTGGTGGAATACACCTTGCAAGTGAACAACGAAGCTGCACACGGCATTGTTGCTGACATTACTCCCTAAGAGTGAATGCCCCCATGTTTAACCGCATGGGGGTTTTTCTATGACACAGTTTCGTCAATCTGTTGCCCACGCCGATGGCGATGGCGGCATCATCGTTGAAACACGGCAAGATGTATCAGAAATCATTGGGCAAAATCGCAAGGAATTCAATTCCTATGACGAACGCGCAAAGTGGTCAGATGATATGTTTGGCAACAAGGTAGCGTCAATTCCTCTCACGGTAATTGATGACCTCAACGCAAAAGGAATCATGCGCGGGTTTGCGGTGCTAGACCAAAAACGCATGAAAGAATGGTTAAACAGTCCGGATAATCGTTATTTCCGAACTAGACCGGGGCAGGTATGAGCATTGCTACATTCTCTGAACTCAGTACAGCGGTTGCCAATTATTTGGCCCGTAGTGACTTGACCGATCAGATTCCCGACTTCATTCGGTTTGCAGAACTGAGACTTCGCAGAGAACTCCGCATTCGGCAAATGCTCAAATCAGTAACCACTACGACAACGAGTGGTGATGGGACGGTAGAGATACCATCCGACTTTATTGAGGCTAGAGACTTCTATGTTACGGGGAATCCTCCGCAACCATTGACCTATCTGTCTCCATCGGTGTTTATCAGAAACACAGATTCTCATGTTCGCGGTAAACCGTTGAACTACACAATTTTGGCGACTGAGTTTCAGTTAGCCCCAATGCCGGACAACACATATACGGTTCAACTGCTGTATTACTCTGCTCCGACATTCCTATCAAGCACGAATTCAAGTAATGCGTTTATGGCAAACGCTCCGGATGCTTTGCTTTATGCGGCATTGTTGGAAGCAGAACCATACATCATGAACGATGTACGAATTCAGACATGGGCTACCATGTATCAAAGGGCCATCGACACATTGACTAGATCGGATGAATCTGCTCAATACTCGGGTGTACCACTCGCAATGACTTTATCAAAGAGGTAAAAAATGTCTGCAATGTCCAACTATTTAGAGAATGCTCTAATCAATGAAGTTCTCCGCGCAACCAATTATGTTGCACCTACAACTGTCTATGTTGCACTGTTTACGAGTGACCCTACGGATGCTGGTACTGGTACTGAGTGCAGTGGTACATCTTACGCTCGTCAGTCTGCTACTTTTGCTGCTCCCTCTAATGGCGCTTCTAGCACTAGTGCAGATATTAATTTCCCACAAGCTGGCGGTTCATGGGGAACCATCACCCACTTCGGTATTTATGACGCTTCTACTAGCGGGAATCTGTTGGTACATGGTGCTTTGACCACTTCCAAGACAATCGACACGGGCGATGTGTTTAAAATCGCTAGTGGCTCACTGACTGTAACCTTTGCGTAATGGCTGATGTTTGTGGCCCATTCACGCTTGAACAGCTAGACCTATTCGGGAGTATTGATAGTCTAGCCTTCTCGCTTGATTCAACCGTTTGGACTGATGCGACAGTTTGCATCATTGAAGCGGCGGCATCCGCATCGGGTGCAGGGTCAGTCAACGCAGTGCCAAGCGCAATATGGTCGGGCGCATCGTCTGTCAGTAGCACAGCAACAACGCAGATAACTTACATTCGCGTAAGGAATTCAAGCGCATCTGTTAGCGGTGACGCTACATCTTCTTCCGGCTCACAAGTCACCTATGTTTCGAGTGCTTCGATTACGGGACTTGCAACGGTCTCGGGAAGCGGGATAAGGGTAAGGTTAGGCTCTGCATCAATCAGCGGCATAGCGACCGTTCTAGCGGCTGGAAACGGCATCTACTCAAGCGGTGCATCGGTCTCCGGCACAGCTTCGATCATTGGTGACGGTTATCGAGTACGAGAAGGCGCGGCTAGTCTGTCCGGTGCGGCTACGGTTTCGGCTGCGGCAATCAGAATCAGAACCTCAAGCGGTGACATAAACGGTACTGCTTCGGTCTCGGCTCTCGGTGGGTTGGTTTCAAGTGCTGCGGGTATTCTGAACGGTATAGCGACCGTCTCTGCTATGCCATCGGCAACATGGCAAGCGCAAATGTCGATCAGCGGAGAAGTGACGATTTCTTGCATTGGCATCCGATTGGGTGACAATTGGTCAAATGTCGCGGCAGACTCGAACACATGGACAGATGTGAGTGCTGGCGGCAACACATGGACAACCGTAACTGCTGACTCAAATACATGGACAGATGTATCAACATCGGGAAATTCATGGACAGACACGGCGGCAAGTTCAAATGAATGGTTAAGGAATGGATGATGCCTACTCAAAGAATCGCATTAGGTGAATGGCTCCCCGATCAACCGGGGTTGACGGGGGCATTGACGGTTGCAAAGAACTGCTATCCGGTAACTGCTGGATATGGCGCATTTCCGGCAGAGGCTAATTTCTCGGCTGAGGCTGATGAAAACTTGACCTCATTGGTGTACGCCAAAGACGAAAGCGGCACGACAAAACTGTTTGCTGCTGGCCTACACAAAATTTACACAGTGGATTCGGTAGGTGCTTTGACGGGTGTGTTTAGCTTCACGGGCACTTATTCCCAAAGCGGCACGACCACTCTAACAGTGACTTCCATTGCTCACAAACTGAAAACGGGTGATTCTTACTATCTGAACTTCACAAGTGGTACAGCGACTGATGGGCAATACACAGTCACAAAGATCAACGCTGATAGCTTCTCGATCACGACTACCTCTGCCACCACATCGGGCAATGTGACTATTTCTCGCGTTGCTGATGGGTACGATACACAAGAGGGCCAACGGTTTAGGTTCACCCTTTTCGGCAATCAGATCATTGGAACTAATTTCACTGAGAGGCTGCAAGTCTATTCGCCGGATGGGAGTTCGTCATTCAAGAATCTGTCAGACAGTGCGCCTATCGCTAAATTCATCACGGTCGTTCGTGATTTCGTAGTGGTGGCTCATACTGATGAGAGTGGAACGACTCGCCCATATCGAGTGCGGTGGTCAGCGATCAATGACGAGACCGATTGGGTAGAGAATGTAAACACTCAATCTGACTATCAAGATATTCCCGATGGTGGACACATCACGGGCATTCGCGGTGGCGAGTTCGGGATTATTCTCATGGAGAAATCAATCTCCCGCATGAGTTATGCCGGAACACCGTTCATCTTTCAATTCGACAATATCTCTCGCGGCAAGGGCTGTATTGCTGCGGGTTCGGTGTGTCAGTATCAAGGGCTAACTTTCTTTTTGTCAGATGATGGGTTTTATGTCTGTGATGGGCAGAAAGTCACGCCTATCGGTGCAGAGAAGATTGATCGCTTCTTCTTCAATGATGCGAATTTGGACTACACCACAATGTCGGCTGCGGCAGACCCAATTCGTAAGCTGATTATGTGGAACTATCTCGCCACTGACGGTACAAGAAAGCTGATTGTCTACAACTTCACGACAAACAAATGGTCGTTGATGGAAACCACATCGGACTACATTTCAGATGCTTCGACTGCATCTGTGACGCTAGAGCAATTGGATTCGATTAACGCATCCATTGATGCTTTGCCCGTGAGTATGGATTCCGCTTTGTACGCCGGAGGAAAGTATTTTCTCGGTGGCACTGATGGGGCACGGGTTATCACTTTCACGGGTGCAAACAAATCAGCGGTGTTAGAAACGGGCGATATTGATGCGGGACGCTCGATTGTGATGCTGGCCCGTCCTTTGGTAGATAACGGCTCTGCGAGTGTTTCTGTGGCCTCTCGGACGCTTCTAACGCAGAGTTTGTCGTACAGCAATGCGGCTACTGCTGATGCTGATAACCGTATCTCTCTGAGAAGTGCGGGGAAGTATCACCGACTTCGGATGCAACCAACTGGCGACAATTGGAAAACTGCGATGGGTTTGGATGTTGACATTGTTCAGCAAGGTGTGCGCTGATGTTTAGGATTCTTCCATTCTTCGGTGGAGAACCGCGAGCAGTCGCGGAAGTCGTCAACGGGATTATGAACGGCAAGACCAACAATGTCGGGATTATCACGCTTGCCACCGGAGGGGCAACAACTACGACTATCACTGATAGACGCATTGGGCCGGACAGCATTCTTTTGCTCACACCACTCACGGCTGCAGCTAATTCTGATTCTGTGCCATACGGGGCTTTTCAAGACAATACAGATCAGACCATTGCAAGCACGACAACCGCTTATGAGATGACCTTTGACACGACTGATTCATCGAATGGGGTGACGGTCGTAACGAGTGGCGGCAAGGCATCACGCTTGACGGTGGCGAATGCTGGAACTTATAACCTTCAATGGTCGGGACAATTCAACAATTCAGATACCCAAATTAATGATGTATCGGTATGGCTTAGAAAGAATGGAACCGACATAGCGGGTTCTACGGGGTTCATTTCAATTCCAAACTCGCATGGCGGTGTGGATGGACATACGCTTGCGGGGTGGAATTACTTTGTGGATATGGCGGCAAACGACTATCTTGAAATGATGTGGTCAGCCACCAATACGGCGGTATCTTTGCAGTTCTATCCGGCTGCAACCTCACCCACAAGACCATCAACAGCATCTCTAATTGCTACATTAAGCTATGTCAACACATCATCATCATTCAATGTGTATGTGAGTTCAAGGGGCAAGGGAACCGCAACGCTGACACATTTTGCAAACTCAACCGCTGACAAAACATATGGATATGTGATTGTTGGCTGATACAATGACTCTAGTGGATGACCCTGCTGGAGTCCTTTTAATGAAAGGATAATTTCATGACAACGGAAACGCAGACCTCTACGACCACTACCGCGATTGACCCCGCGATTCAGCCATATCTGACTTATGGACTGACTGAGGCAAAGAACCTCTACCAAACGGGTGGGCCAAAGTTCTACCCCGGTCAAGGGTATGTCGCACCATCTGCAACAACTCAAACCGCACTGCAAGCCCTACAAGCAAGGGCAATGGCTGGCAATCCTCTGTTGGCTCAAGCGCAAGGCAATGTCAGCGGAATGTTGGCGGGTGATTATCTCGGCGGTAATCCATTCTTTCAAGGCGCATTCCAACCCGCTGCGACTGCTGCACAGACTGCATTCAACAAGTCGATTAGCGACATTTCTTCCGCTGCCTCTAAAGCCGGACGATATGGCTCCGGTGCAATGGGTACTCTGCAAAATCAAGCTGCGGGAACATTTGCTCAAAAGCTGGCAGACACTGCGGGTAAGTTGTCCTACGAGAATTACGCTCAAGAACGACAAAACCAAATGCGTGCGCTTGGCATGGCTCCGGGACTCGCAGAGGCCGACTACGGCGACATAAACAAGTTGTTGGGTGCTGGTCAACTCGGTGAGGGTTATCAAAACGCTGCTCTCCAAGCTGATATGGCGCGATACAACTTTGAGCAAAACGCACCTCAAAAGAATCTGACGAACTATTTGAATATGGTTTATGGGTTTCCTGCTGGCAAGACGATGACTCAAACCACACCGTATTACACGAATCCCACCGCTACGGCATTGGGAACGGG